AGCCAGGTCCAGCATTTTATATTTCGGATTTCAAACCTTTTGACCTATCGACCAGGGATCTACAATTCCGTATAATAGAATTCCTCAAAAGAAGCTTTCTCCTGCCAAGTAGCTCCTTTGAATGGCCTGAAATGTCTCCTTATGTCTACAGAATGCAAGTTCAACAATTTTATTCTAGAAGGTTTAGACAAAGAAAACACCCCATTTAATCCTATCTTACGACAGTAAGCATCCACCTCGTGATTCAACCCATGAAGTACGTCTTTCCTACTCTTCGGGCTAACGTAATTTTTATTGAACCACGCCCATGATCTATCCCATTGATACGACAAAAACCTGTGGGCCACAGGATCCACCCCCAGATTGTCATACATAAGACCCACTATCCGGGATAATTGCGATAGTGGGGTGGCGATAGCTCTATCTTGCTCAGCTTTAGGAACACCACATTTTTGATAAAATTGGACCAAAGGACGCCACGGAACGTACCTCGGAGGGGCGGGGACTTGAAAGCGCTCCAAGCAAAAAGTATTCCAAGGGATCAAATGCCTCTTGAGGAAGACTGGGCCAACATGACCATTCATCAAATGCCCAAAAACGTTCCTTCCCCTACAGACACGCCCTTGGTGTAAGGTAAGATAGGTGATCAAGGTTCCATATTCCTTACAGTGTTTAAGTTCGACGTGAAGGAAATCTCTCAAAAACTTTCGAAACTTCTTTATACCAAATTTCTTTCTAAGCTCCTTCGGATAAGAGTATAAGAAGTCGTCACCATAAAGAGTAACAACCACTCTACCTGCCGCCACGAAATGAAGATACTGTGCAACTTCTTCTGGGGTGCAAGTGCTCAGAACGTAATAAAAAAAAGTAAGAAAATAGCAAACTGTCATAATCCAAGTATTGCCATGAGAGGTCTCAAAAGAACCACTGGGCATGATCCCTATGACTAACATAAAATCAGTAAACCACCTTACAGATTTCCCCGCCAAATTTTCAGCCGCAGCTTCCAAAAAATACCGGTACATCCTATACATGTGGGTATTTTGTTGGTGCGTCCATAGACTGCCACACATCATATAGATTACTAGAAATAAAGCTTTGATTGTGTAGTCCAAACCCGACACATCTCCATCAGCGCACAATTGTGTACCCTCACTAACCTTGACCCATTCAACATCAGGAAAATCACCTTTTGTGGACATATAGTGATCCTGTTGCTGTTCTTCAGTCAACAATTGTTTGATCTTGGGTATACTAGGTTCACCATTGAGTGTATCCTCATGGCCGTCTACAACGTGAGGAAAGATTAAACGCCTCTCGTACTGGTCCATCAATTCCACACACAAGAGTTTAGCTAACAGATGTGCCCCCCCATAAACCCATTTTTGCCCTATGCGATTGTGAACCATTGGAGTGAAACCCGGAGTAAAATAAGTTCTTTCAAAGGAATGACGGCCACAAAGAAATTGGTTCTGCCAATCTTTCATGAGCCAAATAGCTCGCATTTTAAATACTTCTTCTTGATTGGC